TGCAATCTTTAAAAGAAACTAATAACCTTACTGAAAAGAAAGGTACTTTATGCGGCAGATGCGGCCACGTTCACGTTAAAGGAACTCCTTGCCCCAGACCTTTCAAAGAAGGAGCTAAGATGACCGACATGTACGACGATGCCCCGGAATTAAAAGGAGGTCAGAAAAAACTTCCTGATGCGATTCAAAAAGCAATTATCGATAAGGTGGTAGGTAAAATTAAAGAAACTGTTGTTACTGATGATCCAAAAGCAGCTGAAGATATTACTAAAACAGGGCAAGAAGTAAAACTTGTACCTAAAGGAAGTATTAAAGAAGGTATGCATGCAGATTACGAAGGTAAGATGGCTAAAGCACAGCTTATCTCTATCGTTAAAAATGCAAAAGACTTATTTGATTCTATGGATGATAACACTCAGTTAAAAGCATGGATACAATCTAAATTAAGTAAAGCAGAAGATTACATCAGTTCAGTAAGAACTTACTTAGACGGCGAGTCTTTATCAACAACAACCCCCTTAGTTCATGACGGTCAACCGGTTAGAGACGATGAAGGAGCTGCTTTAAATATCGGCGATGTAGTAAAGGCTGCTGATGGTAAGATCTACCAAGTAGTATTCTCTTATTCAGAAGGGAAGCCTTTCTTAACTCCTTTTGATTTAAAGAGAAGAAAGCCTGTAAATTTAAGAGAAAGACATTATTTTGATAATGTATCTGAAGAGATGAATAAATCTCTAAAGATGTCTAAAGTAATGGAAGCAAGTGCTACCAAGGGTGGCTTTATGAGATAAAACTTCGTAACTTTAGCATAAAATGAATAAACATCAACTCAGGTCATTAATTAAAAAAACCATTGTAGGAAAACTACAAAGGCAAGGTATTAATAAGTACAAAGAGTATAAAGTTTTAAATCATGTACCTGACTTGATATCAATTCTAACCGATTTACTATCTCCGCAATTTAATCTATTTGTTAGAGATATTCAATGGGTAGCACCAAAACCTCCATGCTTCAGAGTAATTCTAGAGAATGACCAACAATTCTACCTTTCAGATTTAGGTAGGTCTTGGATGGCAGAAGTAGAAGGTAAAAAATACTACCTACTCAACCTAGGAGAAGAAGAAATGGCAATGTCTGCTATTGCACGTATTTTAAGATACGGTAAAGCAGTAAATGCTGATATGGATGCAGAGTTCGGAGGCGGTGGAAGTACAGGCGGAGGAGGATCAACCAGCGGCGGCGGTGGAGGTGGTAGCATGGAAGCTGCACTAAACGAACCGTTGGCCGGAGAAGAAGGAGCAGCTGAACCTGGAGCAGAAGAGATTGCTGCTGAAGAACCTGAATTAGAATTATAATGGATATAATCGAAAAATTTATTAGAGAAAACTGCTGGAAATTTCCAAAAGGATACCCTGATATCGATAATTCTGAAGATAGAGAACTTTTTAACAAATTACTATTTGAAGCAGGGTTCCCCACATTAGAGGGAGAAATTTCGGAAAATAGCTCTGCCTACAATCCTTTTTCATTTGGCGAAATGACCAAGACTGGGAGAGCGGGTAGAGCAACAACAATTGCTGATAAAATTCAAAAAGGAGATTTATTTGCAATGATCGACGGAACTGAGAAAGAATTAGACTTTGCAAAACCTGAGTATGAAGATATTTTTAAGAACCGAGAACTAGATAAAATAAAACAACTTGGCGGTAGTAGAGTAAATAAATTCCCTTTCTTTGTAGATAGTGAAGATAATTATTACGGATTAGATAGCTTGTTAAAAGATAGAGATTTAGGAGGTCAAGGCAAAGGAGCAGGTACTAGAGCAGAAGATGCTGCATTAGGAACTTTTAGAGGTTTAGTGGAAAAATTAGTACAAGATAACGGAGGCCCTATAACCGTTGTAGTCAATGGAAAAAAATACCCGGATATAGTAACAGTACAGACTCAACCTAAATTTCCTAAAGCTGATTTCAATATGATAGACAGTAACGGAAACCCTGTAGTTTTTATATCTCACAAAAAAGCTTCTCATAAAGGAGCTAGTCCATATGATTTTATTAGATGGGGAGGTTTCTCAGAATACGATAAAGATACAGAAGTAGAATTGTTTGTAGAAAAATTGCAAGAGTACCTAACTGCCAACAATCTTACATCAATGCCGAATGCTAGTAATTTTATGAAAGAAATTAACAGCGATGAACTAGCAAAGAAAATAATTTATGGAAGAGACTTTGGAGGTCCTTTTGGAATTGATAATGTAACTATAGCAATCCAAGGAACAGTACAATTAGAACCGAAAGGTAATGGAGTTTACAACCTATCTGGGGAACATGTCTATTTTAACGGACAGACCCCAGAAGGAGATTATAGACCCATGCTAGTAGGTAAATTTAGATCAGACAGAAGTATGTTTGGAATCCCTGGATTAGAAGCTATAGCACAGCCTGCTGGTGTAGCTCACAAAGCAACAAACAAATACGAATTAAAAACCACTGAATCAGAAGGAACCAGATTTGTCAAACTTATATCAAAAAAGAAAGATGACGATTCTAAAAATAATAACTAATATTTATAGACATGTGTAGCTGTGGATGTAATACTTGCGAAACTAAAGCTCCTCTATTAACCGAGGGTGTTCTATTTCAGCAACCAATCTCAGAGAACCTCTTATATCACATCAAAAACGGAAAACCTTTAACAGAAAATACTTTTAGATACGGTTCAACTTCTTTTATTAATTTATGGAAAGAAGCAAGAACATTATACTCAAGAAATATTTTAGATGTAGGGGAAGATGATGAGCATATATTATTAGAGACTCACTTAGGAGAATATGGAATGTTTGAAGGAGAAAGAGTTCCTTTAGACTTACCAATGCTTGAAGAAGAAGATGAAACTCTAACAGAAGCTAAGTACCAAGGCGAAGAAGTAGCTTTAGGAAAACCTAAGCGTGGCGGTGCTAAAAAGTTCTACGTTTATGTAATGAATCCTAGAACTAAGAAAGTGATAAAAGTTTCTTTCGGGGATACTTCAGGATTATCTGCTAAGATTAATAACCCTAAAGCAAGAAAAGCTTTTGCAGATCGTCACGACTGTAAGAATAAAAAAGATAAAACTAAGGCAGGTTACTGGTCTTGTAGATTACCAAGGTACGCTTCCTTGCTCGGATTAAAAGGTTCTTATTCAGGATATTGGTAATGATCAACCTACTAGACATACTAAGTGAGGCAGAGGTAGCTAAATGCCCTGCACCTACTCAAAATATTGAACTTAACCTTCAGAACAGACAGAAGGCAATTAATGAGTATGGATACGGTCCATTAAATCCTAATGAACCTAACGAAAAGTTTTGGCAGGCTAAAGTTGATATGTGGAAGTTAGATTCTGCAGAGGAAGCTAAGAAGTCCTTATGTGGTAATTGTGCTGCATTTGATATCACAAAAAAGACTCTAGACTGTATTGCCAAGGGAATAGGTGATGATGAAGGTTCTGAAGATCCTTTCGATGTTATTGAAGCCGGTGATTTAGGTTATTGTAGATTCTTAAAGTTCAAATGTGCAGCTGCTAGAACCTGTGATGCTTGGGTTGTTGGAGGACCAATAACAGACGAAAAAAATGATAAACAAGCTTAAAGAATGGTTTGACCATTTAATTTTACCGAGACCAGAGTTAAGTAACATGCCTATCTGCCCTTTTGCTAAGGCAGCTGTTACTAATCAAGAATATACCGTAGAAGAAACAAACCTAGACGACATAGCATTCCAGATAAGTAATGCTAACGTTCAAGTTTATAAAGTTTGTATCTTTTATTTACCTAATTATGAAATTTACGAAGTAGAAGCATTAGAAGCAAAAACTAAAATGCTTAACCGTAATTTCAGACACAACAATAAAGTAGTTTTAGATAGCGATCCTAGAAACCCTTTTGTAATTAACAGAGTAACAACCACCTTCCCGGATTGTTATATTTGGATAGTTCAAGACCTAGCCGACTTGACTTCTAAGTCAAATGGTCTTAAATTTACTGATTACTATAATTACTGGACAAAAGAGCAATTAGACGAAGTTGTAACATGGAGAAACCATATAGAGACATAGAAGTCACCGAAGATTATACTATCAGAGAGTTCGACGAAAACATTGACCCCGTAGAATTACTATGGCATAGAGATGATGAAGATAGAACCGTGGAGATACTTGGAGAAACAGATTGGAAGGTGCAGCTAGATAACAGCTTGCCAACTTCCTTAAATGAAGCTATATTTATAAAGAGACATGAGTGGCACCGAGTAATTAAAGGGACCGGAACACTTAAGTTAAAGATATACAAGTCATGAAACAAACATTAATTTGGATTATTGTCTTGGTTTTTGGAATAGGTATTGTGTATACTCGTTTTTTTAAACCGGCAGAAAAACTACCCGACGTTTCCATTTACGAAAGGAGAATCGATTCGTTAAATAACGAAATTAAAGCAAACAACATTAAAGTACAGCAGTTAGACTCTCTGGTAGATATCCAAAAGAGTAAAATTAATAAGCTAGAAAATAAACTAAGTAAAACCGCAGCAGAAGCTGCTAAAGAACAAAAAGAACATGAAGAAGATCTTAAGCGTATTAATGCTATGTCTAATAATGACATTACCGCTCTATTCTCAGAAAGCTTTAAGTGATACCTGCCGTGTCCCTTGTGCTACTCTGAAGAAGGCTTTAGTGGTTAGAGAAGAGAGAATTTACTGCGGAACTCAATTAGGGTTTGCCCGTGATTCTATAACTAACCTACAGGAGATTATTTTATCTAAAGATACTATTATCTTACATAGAGATAGTACAATCATTTTGTTTAAAGATAACGAAAATAAGTACAAGGAAGTTATCAACAATAAAGACTCTATTATTATAACTTACGGTAAGGAAATTGAAAATCTTAGAGCATCGAAGAACGGAGCATACATAGTTGCAGGATTAACTATCTTATTATCTATCTTCTTCGGCCTATGAGTCAACCAGATTTAAAAGCAGTCATTCGACAAGAATACGTAAAGTGCGTGGTAGATCCCGTACACTTTATGAAGAAATACTGCTATATCCAGCATCCACTAAGAGGCAGAATCTTATTTCACCTATACCCTTTTCAGGAAAAAGTACTAAAACACTTCCAAGATAACCCGTATTCTATCATTTTAAAGTCAAGACAGTTAGGTATTTCGACTTTAGGAGCAGGATATGCACTGTGGTTAATGCTTTTTCACAAGGATAAAAACGTACTAACCCTTGCAACAACACAGGCAACCGCACGTAACTTGGTATCAAAAGTGCAATTTATGTACGATAACCTACCTTCTTGGTTAAGAATCGATGCACAAGAAAAAAATAAACTGAGTTTACGATTGTCAAACGGGTCAAAAATCACAGCTAAATCATCAAATTCAGATGCTGCTCGTTCAGAAGCTGTATCTCTACTGTTGATTGACGAGGCGGCGTTCATCGAAAACATTGCAGAGACATGGGCATCAGCTCAACAGACGTTAGCAACGGGTGGTGGTGCGATTGTACTATCAACTCCCTACGGAACTGGTAACTGGTTTCACCAAACCTGGGTTAGAGCTGAAGCAAAAGAGAATGAATTCCTACCGATTAAACTACCATGGTATGTTCACCCGGAAAGAGATCAGACTTGGAGAGATGCTCAAGATAATCTACTAGGAGATCCACGTCTTGCAATGCAGGAATGTGATTGTGACTTTGCAACCTCAGGAGATACTGTATTTTACGGAGAGTATTTAGAGTTCTATCAGCAGACCTACATGACAGATCCCATGGAAAGACGCGGTGCTGATATGAATTTATGGATATGGGAACCTGTTGACTATTCAAGAAGTTACATGGTAGTAGCTGACGTAGCTAGAGGTGACGGAAAAGACTATTCTACCTTTCATATTATTGATATTGAGAATAATACTCAAGTAGGAGAATATAAAGGACAGTTAGGAACCAAGGAATTTGGTCATTTACTAGTAGGTATAGCAACAGAATACAATCAAGCACTACTAGTAATTGAGAATGCATCGATAGGATGGTCAACTATTCAGACTGTAATCGAGAGAGGTTATGATAATCTTTACTATTCCCCCAAAGGAGGTAACGTAACTTCCGATTCTTACTTCGATCAGTACGACCACAACTCAAACATGGTTGCTGGATTCTCAATGAATGCACGTACTAGACCATTAGTAATCGGTAAATTCCAAGAATACGTTAACGAAAAAGCAGTTACTATTCATTCCAAACGCTTAATTGAAGAAATGAAAGTGTTTATATGGAAGAATGGCAGGGCAGAAGCACAGGGTGGTTATAACGATGACTTAGTAATGGCTTTCGGTACAGCAATGTATATCAGAGACACTGCTTTAAAGTATCGTCAGCAAGGTTTAGACTTAACCCGTAATGCTCTAAATAATATAACAGTAACAAAACCATCATATCAAGGAGTCTACCTACCTTCCCACGTTGCTAATCCCTATGAGATAGACAATGGTAAAGGAGGAAAAGAAGATATAAGGTGGATTTATTAACTATTTATACTTATATTAATAATAAACAATGGCTGATACCAGTATATTTTCGAGATTACGTAGGTTATTTTCTACAGATGTTATTATCCGGAACGTCGGTGGGGATCAGTTAAAAGTAGCTGATACAAATCAAATTCAGATGTCGGGAGAGTTAGAGAATAACTCTTTGATGGCTAGATACAATAGAATCTATACCACCTCGCCAACATCTCTTTACGGATACCAATCTTCTTTTAACTATCAAACACTAAGAACCCAGTTATACTCTGAGTATGATGCAATGGATACTGACGCAATTATTGCTTCTGCCCTTGATATCCTTTCAGAAGAATCAACCCTTAAGAATGATATGGGAGAAGTTCTTCACATCAGATCAAACGATGAGAATATTCAAAAAATTCTCTACAACTTATTCTACGATGTATTGAACGTTGAGTTTAACTTGAGTTGGTGGATTAGAAACATGTGTAAATATGGAGACTTCTTTTTGAAACTAGAAGCTTCAGAAAAGTACGGTGTTTATAACGTAATTCCTTTCGCTGCATTTAATATTGAAAGACAAGAACATTATGATCCAGAAAATCCAACTGCTGTTAGATTTAGATATGATCCTGATGGACTAGCTGCTGATACTTACGGGTATTTTAAGACTCCAAACCAGCACGATGCTAAGTCAATTTACTTTGATAACTATGAAGTAGCTCACTTCCGTTTATTAACAGACGTTAACTTCCTTCCTTACGGTCGTTCTTATATTGAACCTGCTCGTAAATTATTTAAGCAGTACACTTTGATGGAAGATGCGATGCTAGTTCATAGAATTGTAAGAGCTCCTGAGAAGCGTATTTTCTATATGAACGTAGGCGGTATTCCTCCTGCAGAAGTAGAGAACTTTATGCAGAAAGCTATCTCTAAAATGAAGCGTACTCCTTATATTGACCAGCAAACAGGTGAATATAACTTAAAGTACAACATGCAGAACTTAATGGAGGATTT